CGGTTCCGACACCACTTTGCCGGACACCAGGAACCCGCACCATGAAGGGCATGTGGAGCAGGAGCGCGAATACGAGTTGCTGGAGTTTTGGGGTTGGTTGGACAAGGAAGACACCGAGGGCTACCTAGAGTTGCCAGAGATGAACACTCTGGAGGTCCAATCGGTTGCGATCACGATGCTGGGAGACAGAGTCATCAAGGCGGTAACGAATCCGTATGACGGGGAGTTACCGTACAAGTTCTGTTATTGGCAGCGCAACACTGCATCCATCTGGGGCAGTGGCATCTACAACGCGATCAGAGATATCCAGAGCCTGCTGAACTTTGCCACACGATTGTATGTTGAGGGCAAGGAACTCAGTTCCGTGCCAATGATGGCAATTGATCCAACTCAGTTTGAGGCAGACACCACTTTTGACCAGATCCATCCTGGGATGATCCTCAAGACGATCCCAGGTGCAGACATCGCCAGTGCATTCCGGCCTGTGAATATCCCAGATTCATCGCATGGCTTGATGGAGATGATTCAGTTTCTGCAGCGTGAAGCGGATCTAAACACCAGTCAGAGTCCAATTGGAATGGGCCAGTCTTCGAAAGCGGAGACACGCACAGCGACAGGGATGAGCTTGCTGAACAGCAACCAGAACCGGATGACGGCTGCAGTAGTGCAAAGTGTCAGTGCAATGATTCGGGATGCAGTCAATGGGATTTATCGTTGGTTGTTGACCGATTCAGATGATCCAGAGCTTCATGCCGATGGAGAGGCATTGGTCTTTGGCTTTGAGCGGTATGTAGCCCAGGAGGTTCACTCTCAGCAACTTCTTCAACTTCTTCAAGTTCTGCAAGGGTTCCCACAGATTGCCGAGAATGTGAAGATGGATCGCTTGACTAAGCCTGTGTTGGCAGCATTCAGTCTGGACCCTGACGATTTGGCAATGGATGACCTGGAGAAACAGCAATTCCAGCAGGCACAGCAACAACAGATGCAACAGATGAAGCAGATGGAAGCCGAGCAGAAGATGCAGGATGCTCAAATTGAGGAGCAGTTGACCAGGCTCAAGGCAGCATTGGAGGAGCGCAATTCGATTGGGGAGCAGCGCAGATCACTGGAGATCCAGCGCATCCTCAAGCTGATGGAAGCAGGCCAAGTGGTGCAACCTACCGATTTCAGTGATTTGTCGATTGTGCTGAAGGAAGAGCAGAAGAAGCTGCAACAGCAGAGGCAACAGCAGGAGATGGCAGAATCCGAGTGGACAAAAGGTCGAGAACAACTAATTGATGAGATTGCCCGTGAACAAGCAAATGCTCCAGTACCCTCTCAGCCAGGAGGAGTTGGAGGTGGAGCGCCAATGCAGACTATGGAACCACCTGGAGGAATACCTCCACAACCAGATCCTGCTGGAGCAGGAGAAGGCATTGAACCGTCCGGTGGAGGCGGGGCTTACGGCCCCAGTTAACGTTTCCGTTGGGAAGATCCAGGCGTGGAAAGCTTTGATTAACTATGTAAACCGAAAGGCCAATGGCTGAACAACCAATGGAAGAGTCCCAGACAGAGCAGGAAACTGTGGAGACTCTGGAAGCAGAACAGACCTCTGCTTCTTCAGACCTGTCAAAGGAAGATTTATGGAACCAGATCCTATCAGATGAGCAGCAGACCCCTGCCACTGACAAGGAACCGGAAGAAGCAACAGAGGCGGAACTTGAATCAGCAGATGTGACCCCTGCAGATTCAGAGTCTGAGGAAGTTGTTGAGCCGGAAGTGGTTGCCCCGGAGCCAAAGAAACCGAGTAAACTGGAGAAAAGACTTCACGACCAATCTCAATTCATTGAGACGTTGAAGGGTGAAAATCACACAATGCGCCAGCAACTGGCTCAAATGCAGGAGCAACTGACCGCCTTGCAGACAAAGCCAGAACCGGAGCCACCAAAGCAACAGGAACCTGTGGTTGACCCACGGGATGCAGTCAAAGCGGTGTTGGCAGACTTACCGGAGAATATGCGCGAGGAAGCGGAAGCGTTTCCAGAGTTGATGGCCACCATCAATCATTTGGTTGAGAAGAAGTTGGACACCGTCCGTGGTGAGGTGATGCCGGATTTGACAGAGGTCCGTAAGGAGCGTCAACAGCGTCAAGTTCAGCAGGCTTTGCAGAACCGCCACCAGCTAGCAAACCAGCAGTTGGGGATTACCAATGCAGAGGACTTGGACTTCAACAGTCCTGACTTTGCCAAGTGGGTTCTGAGCGTACCAAGGCGTAAGGCGATTGTTACCAACTTTGGAGATCCTGACGGCTTTGTCGATCTACTCAAAGGTTTCTTGTATGAACATCCAGAGGCAGCACAGCGTGGAGAAGCGGTTCCCGCTCCCGCAGTTACACAAAACACGGCCCAGGTGGAGCGCCGGAAAACGGCAAGCGCGGTAGTCCCTCGCAGGAGTCCGCCCCCTCCAAAACCTGCACGGCCAATCCAGACACAAGCAGACAAGGAAGCGTACTGGAATACGCTGATGTCTGAAGAATCATAGGAGTTAACGAGATGGCCGTTACTATCTCAAACTTCGCAACCACTGGCGGGTCACTGTATGGGGATCTGTCCCAGGAAGATGCGTTGCGAATTCAAAAAAGGATGTTGCCGATTGCCAAGCAGCATCTGACTTTCAGCCGCTTCGCGCAGAAAGATTCGAAAGGCAAGAATGAAGGAAATATCATTAGACATCGCAGGTACAACAAGCTGCCACTGACGGATGAGCCGTTGGCAGAGGGTAGAGTGTATGCCCACTGAACTGGTGACAGTTCAGAGTAAATGCCGTGAATTGCTGGGAAGCCAGGAACTGGTAATCAGCAGCCAAGCCCATTTGGGAAGGTTCAACGACTATCCTCTTGTAGGAGTACGGGCAAGCGCCTGGAAGTGCGGCACACCTCACCGAGGTGAAGATATAGTCTGAACTCTGCAGTCGAATGCAGAGCAGTGGTTTACCCACGGGCTGGAAAGTAGCGAATCCAGTTGAACATTTTGGTCACACCTGACTTCGATGTAATTGATAGCGAGGTGATTTCACACTCCGTAAAACAATACGGAAGGTACTCACCCGTCACAGATTTGATGATGCTTCTTGGCGAAGATCCATACCTATCGATCATCATGGATCGACAGGCGATCCAAGCTGCAGAAACCATCGACCTGTTGTGCTACAAGCATTTCCGTGCGCCATCAAATGTGATTTACTCACAAGGGGCCACAAAGCGATCTGAGGTAAAGCTTGGACTTTCCAAGACAGGTGCCGAGTTTGACGCCGTCATCCGGTTCTTGGAAAACAACAATGCAACCAAGATCACTGAGATGTTGGCAGCAACCCCAGGGGTAGACACCCATCCAATCCGTGCTGGATTTGTGGCAATCTGCCATCCGAATCTGCGTCAGGATCTGGAGCAGATTGAAGGCTTTGTACCCGTAGAGAACTATTCATCTTCTACAGCGGCAATGGAATATGAAATGGGATCTTATAAAGGAATCCGTTTCATCTGTACAACCGTAGCAGTTCCATTTGACCGCAACGGTCAATTGAACGATGGTGCTGGTGATACCATCAGCAACATGCAGGCTGCAGCGGCAGCAGCAACAGATGGTGAAACCCTAGTTAAGGGTGCCCCAGGTAATGAATATGTAGAAGTCTATCCTATTGTTATCTTTGCAAAAGATGCAGTAGGAACTGCTACAATCGGTGGCATGGACTCAATGATTCCAAAGGTTGTCAAGCCAACTCCTTCTGGCACGGACCCCTTGGGACAAAGAGGTACATGTGGCTACGTTCATTTCCAGGGTCAAATCGTCTTGAATGAGGACTGGTTAATTTGTGTTGAGACAGGTTGTCGATCACTGTCCGCATCTGTCACCGCTGGAACAGGCACATCCTGGGATGTACCACCTGCTCCTTATGGCAATAACTCTTAATAGTACTGGGATATTATGAAGTCTGACAAACAGCAGATGACCTATGTCCCACAAACTTCTGAGCATATTGTGTTCACATCCGTGGATGCAGGTGTTTGTGAAGAAGTGGACATGAGGCTACCTATCGGCGCTATCATTGAACGGGTGGTAGTGACCGTGAAGACGCAGATGAGTGCAGCGGTATCGCTCAACATTGGTTCCACCGATGATGAGGACGCCCTGACTCCAACAGCAATTGCGCTGGATACTGCACCTGTGGGAGAGCAAACTCCACAGGCGTGGTATGTACCAATCAGCAGTTTTCCAGATGATCGAATCATCCGGTTCAAGGCTGATAACGCAACAGGTTCAAACGCAACCGGAGAGGTGTATGCCTATGTGCAATACCGATTCGATGCGAACCAATTGCCTAGCCGCATTGTCTGATTGACATTAACTGAGAACCCCAGTACTACTGGGGTTCTTTTCTTGCATTAAAAGGCGCATGAACCAGCAACCTTTTCACGAACCGCAGAGAGCTAACAGCTATTACAATGCGGGTACCGGAAG